ATTGTTATATATTCACTATAGGTTGGGATAAGATCTTTTCGGCGTTTAGTATTCTGCTACCAAGTGGTGTTATTCATTAAAAGAATACATATATAAAAGGTGTAATATATCTAGTAACAATAATAGATAGCTTTAGGTTTGAGCTAGTAGCGTGTATTTCCCGCCCCTTTCTTATTAACCTGTTGCCTGTTAATCCTATTATAAGAACATATATGTATATATTAGTATGTCTGGTGTATACGTCGGGTAACCTTACACTTATTCACTTATCTGCCAACCCAACCAAGTCAGGACGTTATGTGCTGTATATATGCCTTTATATTAGTATTTTTTCATATAACAGGCTACTATCACGGCAAGCCTATTAGCCATAGGGGGTACCACACGGAGGCTTCCAAGGTTGTTGTATTTTTATGGTTCCACCCCGCATAGTAGAGCAAAAGTAGGCATTTTGTCCACACCTGACGGTTAAGGAGTGTTGTTATATCGGCGGAAGTAGTAGTTGTATATACAAACCTTATATCGTATATACATATTGATTGACATAACGTATATACATAGAGTATACTGTAGGCATGAAAGACACGAACATAATAATACGCATAGACAGTGAGAGAAAGGCTTTATGGCGGGACAGAGCTGAGGAGGAGGGGGTCAGTTTAAGCCAATATATTATAGATAGGGTGGAGGAAAACGTATATACAGTTGAAGAAGATGGGGAAAAGGACGTATATACAGGGGAGGAGGTTGAGGAGCAGGAGTCTGAGGAGGAGTGGATAGGTCCACAATGGAAGTAGTATATAAAATTAGTTAAATATGACTATGACAGAGCATGTAGTGCGAATATACAGGGATTATTTAATACATTTAGAGCAAATTTATTACGCTCTACCTGAGGGGCACCCAAAGGAAGAGGAGTTGAGGGAGAGAATAGATACTATTCGTTGTCGGTTAGATGAGGAGTTTGAGACATATTTTAAGTAGGGGGGTCCCTTAGCTTAGTTTGGTCAGAGCAATTGTTTTGTAAACAATAGGTCCTAGTTCGAATCTAGGAGGGACCTCTGTTGCAATTTGTACTGACGGGGGTTATAATGTAGTATGAAGAGTACAAAGATACAATTGAGGGTAAGTCCAGAGAACAAGACATTTTGGCAGGACGAGGCTTGGGTGCGTGGCATTAGTTTAAGTGACCTGATTAGGGAGGCCATGGACGAGTATTTGGTTAAGGAGGAGAGTAAGCCTATTGAGGACAAGGCCAAGTTTAGCAAGGATTTCAAGGACTACTTTGGTGATTATAAATAACATGAGTCTAATATAAATGGCAGACACAGGTTGGGTAAGACTAAAGTTTAACTTAGAAGGGAAGCCTATATGAGTACTTTAATTTTAAGGCCAAACGGTGATGGTGGTTACGGACAAGAGTGGACCCCTGTGGGCGACACTTCAAATTATATGTGTGTAGACGAGACCTCTTCTGATGGGGACTCTACATACGTTTTTTCTAACGGTTCTTATGACAGTGACAGGTATACGCTTGAGAACACCCCTGATTCTATAACCGAGGATACTACTATAAACTCAATCACCGTTCACTTTGTAGCTAAGGGCGTTGGCGACATAGCTTGTTGGGCAAGGGAAAACGGTGGGCAAAACTCTATTGGGCAAACAACATTAACGTCCTCTTATGTTGACTATGAGTTTACCTATTATGAACCCCTTTATGATGACCCCCCATTTACAAAGACTTATATTGATAATCTCGAGGTAGGGCCAGAGTCCACAAGTGATACAAATGACAAATATTTAACTCAGGTTTATGTAGAGATTGATTATTCTTCTACTCCTACAGTAGGCACTGCTTATCCACTACCACCATTTAAGAGGCCGTAACACTATCAAGCCATTTTATTAGTATGGTGTCTAACTCACGTCGGTTGGGGCGCTTAAATATCCAGAACGGCGTCTGGCTCTTCCAGAGCGCCATTTGGAAATCTTTTAAGTCCTTTGCTGATTTTTTATAAATCCGCTGTTGGATCTGAAACATTTGTTGGGGCTTTTTCAAGTAATTCTTTTGGTGACATTTCGTCCACCGCTTTAATAGCTTCCTTTACCTGCTTGTTAATATCTTTCTCTTTTTGCTTCATCATATCAAGAAGCTTTTTCTTTGCTGTTCTGGCTGATTTAGCCACGTGCTTTTGTGTTACTCCGTATGAGTGCTTGGTCCTGTATACGATGGTCTCGCTTTCCTCCTCATCAGTATCATTGACCCATAGGGAAACACCTGTAATTTCAGACTCTATTAGCCTTGGGCTACCTAGGTCTGCTGCTGGATAGAAGATTGTCTCTCCTAGCTCAAACTTATTGTTTATCTTCATGTTATATATAAATAAAATTAATTAGCTCCTTCCTTTTCATTCTGAAGTGGTAGCTTATCGAGAATGTCTAACACCTCCTTGTAATTGTCCACCATGTAATAACTCGTTCCCTCAAGTATATTGTTTTTTATGCGAAGTAAAAACCTTCCCATTATCTTGTCTACCTGTATGGTAAACGAGCTGTCTAGCACCTCGTCATAATGCCTTGATAAGATTGTCTCCATATAAATAAATTAACAATTTAACTACTCTTTAATATATCACTGTACTGACAAATATACAAGGGTTAGAACACTATAAGTTTATAGAATTGACAAAACGGGGTGGGTTGTGTAATCTGAAAGTATTAAGATTATCCGACCAGTTATGGAGGACAAGAAAGAGAATTTAGAAACTATAGAATCGCCTAATCAACTGGCGAATTTAGAAGCCCCTCAGAGGGCTCAATTGTTAAAAGAACTTCCCAAAAAGCAAAAGGAAAAGGTTGTCAACAACCTGATTGAAACTGCAATGGTTATGGGCCTTATGGACCCCTATGAGATACGCTTATGGCTTGGTCTGCGCAAGTACAATATTAAGACTATGCGTGCTACAGTCAATAACATCAAGCAAAGGTGGTTAGACGAAAGTGACGATATAGTAGAGTATGCTCGCACACAGCGTGCAGTACAGATTAAGAGAGCCTGGGACAACATTAGAAAGTGTGAAAAGATGTTTGACGACGCTAAGAGCACAGGAGACAAGGTTAAGGTCAAGCAATTAGAACTGCAATACATGCAGTACATAGCAAAGCTCAGTTTCATAGACCAAATGATAGAAGAAACTACGCCTGGAGTACAGGTTAATTTAATTGCTGGAAGTAAAGTCGCTGATGAACATTAATTTTTATACCTTTATGATAAGGGGTAAGCAATACGACGAACCCCACGCAGGACAAAAAGAGGTCCTTGATTCGGACGCAAGATTTAAGGTCGTATGTTGCGGAAGAAGATGGGGCAAGGCTCTGGATATAGAAACCCCTATATTAACATCAGAGGGGTTTAAGAAGCTGGAGGATGTTGAGGTGGGTGATTATGTTTATTCCGAAAAGGGGTTGCCCGTTAAGGTCCTATATAAGAGCGAAGTTTACCAAAACAGGGAATGTTACGAGGTGGAGTTTTCGGATGGAACCTCTATAGTTGCGGATGCTTCTCATGATTGGGTAGTAGAGGATAAGAAGTACAGAAAGAATAGTGCCAGGGCTAAGTATAAAAAATATAAAATGCTTAAAATTCCTACCAAGGACATGATCCCTGGTCTGCGTATTAAAAGGGCCGACGGTAAGGATGAAACGAATTATTCTATTCCTGTATGCCAGCCAATAAAACATAAGGATAAAGACTTGCTCATAGACCCTTATTTATTGGGGCAATGGCTTGGTGATGGAAACTCTAGTTCTTTTGCTATTACAACGATTGATGAGGAAACTATTGAGTATTTGTACCAATATGCCAAAGATAACGGGTATGAGATAAGGAAGGAAAAATCTCCCAACAGTAGCAGTTATACCTATCATATACACGGAGACAGGACCCAAGAGTCTAGAGACAACTCCCTGACTGCAAGGTTACGGGAACTAGGTGTTCTTAATAATAAACATATACCAGAGGTATACCAACTAGCTGCTCCTGAGCAAAGACTGCAGTTACTTAAGGGACTAATGGATTCTGACGGCTATATTGAGAACGGTTATTGTGAATATACCTCCACGAACCAACATCTTGCAGAAGATGTAATGGAACTACTCTGGTCATTTGGTATTAAGGCGACCCTGGGTGAATACGATTGCAACCTTTATGGTCGATACATTGGAAAGAAATACAGAATACACTTTTCTACAGACCTTGATGTTTTTAGATTGACCAGAAAAAAGGCCGAACAAAAAACGAAACGAAAGCCTGATGTATTTAGGAGGTTTATTGTCAACATAAAACCCGTAAAGTCTAGGCCTGTACAGTGTTTAGGTGTGGATAATCCAACCCATTTGTTTTTGGCAGGTAAACAGTTGGTTTCAACACACAACACCTCCATGTCCGTTAACACATTGCTTGAACACGCTATAGCCAACGATCACCACACGTATTGGTATATAGGGCCGACGTTTCGCCAAGCCAAGACTATAGCCTGGAGATACTTAAAGTCTAGAATATCCATGTTTCCCAAGGAGCACCAGAAGCTAATGAAGGTTAATGAAACGAACCTTTCGGTAGAGTTCTGGAATGGTAGTATAGTAGAGTTTAAGGGTGTTGAAAGACCAGACAACCTACTTGGTGTAGGTTTAGACGGCGTTGTACTGGACGAGTATTCGACCGATACTTACGGCACAGCCCCAGTATGGAAGGAGATAATAAGGCCTGCGCTTTCTGATAAGCAGGGGTGGGCAATTTTTATTTCTACACCCAGAGGTTATAACCACTTTTATGAATTATTCTCACACGCACAAGCCAGTAAAGACGGCACGTGGGAAGCCTGGCAAATGCCTTCTAAAACGAATCCAGTTATTACAGAAAAAGAGCTTAAGGCCGCACGAAACGAATTAGGACCAGACCTATACTCTCAGGAGTACGAAGCGCAATTTAAGAAGAGAAGCGGTTTGGTATACCCAGAGTTTTCCAGAGACGTACACGTTATTGACAAGGTGGACGAAAAGAAGATTCACTCAGGTTGGAGTTTAGAACTGGGTATAGACTTTGGTGGGTCGCACCCAACAGCCGCAGTATTTGTATTGTTTTCCAAAGAAGACGACACAGCCTACGTTGTAGATGAGTATTACGAGGCCAATCTATCTACTGATAAGCACGCAGGGGCTATGAAAGCTATTGAAGACCATTGGTTAAATATACTGAGACATCCTGCACCACGAGTAAGGTGGGGAGACAATCAAGCCAAGCAGTCTATAATAGACTACGCTCAGGTGGGCTATCATATAACGCCAGTCATTAAGGGTAGGGACAGTGTTATGTCGGGGATTAATGAAGTGAAAAAGAGGCTTTCCGTGGACCTAGTAACCCACAAGCCAAGAATTTATATTACTAAAAACTGCACCAATCTTATAAGAGAGTTTGAAAACTATGTATGGCTATCAGGAGACGACGGTACTATGGAGACTGATGAGATGATGAGGCTTGCTAACAAGAGAACCGACAAGCCAAGAAAGACCTTTGACGACGCTATGGACGCTTTGCGATACGTACTTAGCCATCATGTACGGGTTGGTGCACATGGTGTAGTACGCCCCACAAGGCGCAATAGAAACCCGTTAACGGGATTATAAATAATTTATTATATATATTAATATGAAGGTCATTATAAAAAATAATAGACTGGCACTAGAACACAAGGCTGATAGCTTTGCTGATCTTAGTGATAGCGAACTTGAAAAAGTCGCACGACAGTACCAGATAGGTACACAGCGAGTACTCAAGAAACCTGTTGAGGTAACTCGAAAAGGAAGAGTAGTCCAGGAGGAAAGGCTTACTTACGAGAAGAAGCCAAGAGCCGTTTTAGAGGACGAAATCAAAAGGTATATTTCAATTACTGTGGACATTCCAAAAGAGCTTTGGACAGAGAAACAGTCCTATATCTGGGAGAGCAATAACGTTTCAGAAATGAACGACGTTAACGACGCTAATAGATACAAGGAAGAAGCAGGCATACTCAAGGTATTACCACCGTTTGAAGACAATGGGGATAGTTTCGGTACTATGAAAATGCTCCACGAATTAACAGAGTCTCAATGGGAGTGGGTTAAAAACTACTACAACTATAATATAGAACTTAAAAAGGACGAAGAGACTGGGGTTAAAACTAAGGAGAGAGTTTATGTACACAGGCTCATGGTACACGAGTGGGTTCCAGAAAACGATAAGGACGTTGAGAGACTTAAAGACATGAAAGAGACAGCGGCTGTTAAGTTATCAAAAGAAAAACACCTTGGAAAAGAAAAGAAAAAGGATACAACTAAGTGAGGCTACAGAGGCGATAGCCGAAATGGCTAGAACCGAGTTTGGCACACAAGAACAGCTTAAACAACTGCGTAATGTGTTCGAGGAAGTACCCTGGGGCATTATAGAAATTACAGTCGTTGACGGCGAGATAGAAAACATAGACGTTAAGCGTCGGTACAAGCCTGTTTCAGAAATTGACGAAGACGATAAAAAGAGGTAGTCTGAAGTATAAATTGAAAAAATAATAGCTGTGACGGAAACAACTCAAAAATTAATTGACACACTCAACCTTTCTGAAGCCGAATACGACTCCAACTACAAGATTTGGCAAAATAAAGACGAGTGGAAGCTTGTAAACGGAGTAAGAACCCGTATCAACGATATGTATACTGCGAGACAGTCGGGGTGTTACCTGACTAATTTTGACGGTTCGACCTCGTGGGACACGCACTGGGACTTAGTAGAGAAGAATTTTCTCATGTATACAGAGATAGATAACGACGACGACGACCCACAACCAAGCTTGAAGTCCAACATGGCGTACAGGACTATAATGCAAATTGACGCTAAGGAAAGAAAGCAACAAATAGACTTTATGGTCGAGGCAAGAAATGAAGACGACGAAACCAAAGGTACTGCGGTAACACACCAATATATATTCAAAGACTACTTTAGAAGAAACCCTGATATACGATACAGGTTCTTTGACGTTACTCAGGACGCTAAGGTGTTTGGTACTGGAATTGGTTACGTGCCATACACTACTAGAATACAAGAGGCTATGAAGCCTAAGACCCCAGACATAAAACAAGAGGACATAGAAAATGGAGAGTTTCCTGAAACAGAGTACGAGAAAGAGTATAGGGTGGATTTTGAGGATATAGATTTTGTGCGATGGGATATAAGGGACTTCTATGTAGATCCTAATGCACAATGCTTACACGGTTCCAGTCACGTTGCTACGGACTGTGCAGGTATACTGTATGTAACGCCTTCTCAAGTGAGAATGATGTTTAAGGGTGACAAGGGCGCTAAGAACCTAGACAAGCTTAACCCTTCTTCTACAGAAAGTTACTCAAGTCCGTTCTTTAAGCCGCCAAGAGATTATGACGACGGATACTGTGAGCTGATATTCTATTATAATAGAGAGACTGATTCAGAAATTATCATTTGCGACGACATACTTATTAAAGAAGGGCCAATCCCTTACGAGGATAAGGAACACCCATTCGTAGTATTTAGACTAGTGCGCAAAGCAGGACAGTTTTACGGCATGGGTATAGTAGACGCACTACTACAGTTATCAGCAGAAGACTCTGCTATGAAGAATGCAAGGATTAGAAACACAAGACTTCAGGTTGAAGCTCCTATATTTATGGGCGCAACCATATTTGGAGAAGTAGAAAATCAATTAGACAGAATAGAACCAGGACAGATTATTAAGGTAGCCGACGTAAACCAGACTAAAGTGATGGAGACTCCTAACATACCGTTTGACTCATGGAGGGTCTCAGAAGAACTCAAGGACGAGGCTGTTATGGTAACGGGTATTAATCCCCAAGGACTTACCCTGCCAATGAGTTCAACACCAGCCACTAACACGATTGCTATGAAAGAGACCATGAGTGATATAGCCAATATGTATGGAGACAATATCATGCAGGGTATGGGTTGGTGGGGTTACTTAATAGAGAGTAGGGTTTGCCAGTTTTATAAATTGCCCACAAGAAAGGCTGCACTGGAACTTAATAAGAAGCAAATGAGAGAGCTTAGGTTGGAAGACATAATGCTTTACGACGACGAGGGTCAATTAAAGACTAGAGAAATAAAAGGTTCTAAGATAATACCTTTAGAGAAAAAGCACTTTGAATGGAATAAGACTCCTAGAATATACATATCACCAGACTTTGTAGCACCAATATCAGAAGCCTTTAAGATGAGAAAGGCTCAGGAGATACTACCACAGCTAGCGCCGTTTGCAGGTGAGCCAGGACAGGTACTTGCTTCAGGACAAAAGGCTGTAATTAGACTTAGAAAGTTAATAGGTTGGTACTTAGACCAGATGAAGGTCAGAGACCAAGACTTCCTAATAGATGAGGACGAGGACAGAATGCAAGAGATAGAACAAGCTATAGACCAACAGCAGGCTATGATGGACGGAGAAGAAATTGAGGGTATCCCAGGAGAGCCAACAGTACATAAGTATACTCACGCAGTAGAATTAATGAGACTTAATAGTACGACCCAAGCCGACGAGTTTATACAAATGATGCAGAATCCTGACCCACAAGTACAACAGTTTGTTAGCGCACTAATGGACTACAAGCAAAAGCTTACAGAGCACGCTAGGGTAGACAATATAGTAGCTGAACAAGCTTCAGAAGCGGCAGTAGCAGAATCACAAGCGTTTGACCAAATGACCTCAGGTCAAGGACAGGGCCCAGGCATGCCAAGTAATAATGGAGTAGAAGTACCGCTAGTAAGTGGCGCAATGGGACTGCCCAATCAGGGCGGGGTTCCAGTACCCAACAAAATGGGACCAGAGGATATAACTGGTCAGGGTATGGGAACAGTAATGTAATTTAATAGTTTATTATAATGAAACAATTTTTATCAGACGAATCGCTAGAAAGACTGAAAGGAATTATGTCGGTTGAAGAATGGGGTGTACTGCGAGAGCAGGCACTGAGGGCGTGGAATAACCAGTGCAGTGACAAGATATGCTTAGCACAGGGCCCGTCCCCAGAGAGTCTTCAAGCTTACGCCAGTGAACTACGATACGGAGTCAAATCACTTGATTGGTTTTTTAATAAGTTCGTACCAGACCTTATGCCAAAGCAAAAGATTGACAAGAAGAAAAATTAAAAATAGAATGTAATAACAATCTAAGAAATCCGACTAGTTATAGAGGGTTTGCGTTAGACAAGGTTAGTCCTTGTTTGGCGTGAACCCTTTTTGGGTTTATATTAAATTCTTTAACAATTTATATTTATGGCAGAAGAAGAGAAAAACCTTCAGGACCCTTCCGTTCAGGAAGCAACTCCTGAGGAAACCTCGGATCCTTCTCCCGCACCTGAGAGCGGCAAAGAAGGAGCCACGACCACCGAGAGTGGACAATCGTCTCAGGTAGAGGACAAAGACCTCTCTGTAGAAGAACTACAGAAAAAATATAGTGCTAGTTCTAAAGAGGCTCGCCTCCTTAAAGAGGAAAAAGAACGAGAAGCCAAACGTGCAGAACAATTGCAGCAGGAGCTGCTTTCGACTGTTACTAAGGACCGCTCAACCTTTGAGTCTTATTTAGACAACAAGGGACTCTCCCCTGAGCAGAAGCTGTATTACATGAACGTGTACGACAGCGAGATAGCCCCCAAGAAAGGGCAAGCTAACGAATCTGGGAAGGCAACAGAGAACCAAGAGCAGGGTACTCCGTCACCAGCACCACAAAACCCTATTAGGGAGCAGTGGATGTCTAAGGTAGACCAAGAGTATCAAGCTAAATTTGAGGCACAGAGACAGGCAGCCGAAGAGTTTTTCGGAAGTCCTGAAAACGTAGAGCTTGCGCCCGAAGAGAAGAAGGCGATTATCGCTCAGGCTGAAATGCTTGACACCAAGTATGGTTACAGCCCTCAAGAAGCTTTAGCCACAGCTAGGAAGAGAGTGTTATCACCTGAAGAGATAAAAAACGAGGGATACGTTGACGGCATACGAGACTCACTTGTTGGAGGTGTTCAACGAGGCGTTTCTGGAGCTAGTCCAAAGAAAGGCTCAGCCTTTACTTTGCCTAAGAAACACCAGAAATTCGTTGACGGTGAAATCAAGAGAAAGGGGCTGACTGGTAAGGCCGCTGATGAGTATAGGGAAGCTTATGCTTTGAAGTTGGCTCGTGATAGCGATTAATATTTAATATTAGAAAGAAAACAAGATGTATATAGTAAAATACGGGGACGGAGCATCTAGCAGGCCACGAGAAAAACTCGTCATTCTGAATAGCGCAACAGTATTCCAGGGCGGAGTAGTGAAGCTATCAGCGGGGGGTGTGGACGGAGCGGATGCAGTCACAGATTCTATCTACGGTATTTGTAAAGGTTTTGTTGTTGGAGACGGTAATACCCCTATCGACAACGCTTTATCTAGCCAATATGATGGAACATATACTGAAGGAGTTTCATACGCAGCTGCAGCTGATAACCAGACTGATAAAAAGGTTAAGGCATTGGTTGAACCAATACTACCTGGTGACGTAATCAGAGCAGAAGCAGACGCAACTCTTGGCACAACAACTGGTTCAGATCTAGTTGGATACTACATTGATGTTTTAACCACTGATGAAAGAAAGCTTGATGAGAGTAATACCTCTTCAAGTCAATTACAATTTTTGATTGTACATCAGCCTGGAAAGGATGATTGGTTAGACGTTAAGTTGGTTGAAAACCAGATGAACGGTGATGTTGGAGCATAGAATTTGACGATTTATTTAATTTAATGAGTTTATAAAATGGACACAGTATCATATCCAGAGCTGACCGCTCCAGGAATTGAAATGTGGATGGAGGAGGAAGCAAAGCTTTATAAGCCAATGTTTCCTAAGGTGTTCTCGAAAGAGACCACTTCAAGACTCTATGAGGATGATAGCTCAATTTCAGGAATTGATTTTCCTGAGGAAATCTCAGAAGGTGAAAGTTCACCAGAAGACGATTTCTTAATTGGGTACTCATGGAGATACGAGCCTAAGATATTTTCTAGAAAAGTCTCACTAACCAGACTTATGGAACTTACAGACCTATACGGTATGATAAGTAAAGCCGAAAAGCGCTCAAAGGAGTTATCCAGAAAAGCTGCTCAAGGTAGAGACGTACAGGCATTTTCTATATTTAGAAGAGCCTTTGATTCTACAAAGACTTATGGCGACGGCAAACCTCTAATTTCTGTAGCACACCCAAGAAAAGACGGTGGGGCAACACAGAGAAACACATTTGCAGACGGTGTACAGAGACCTCTTACATACGATAACCTTAAGTTACTTGAGGATGTTGTAATAGAGGTATATTCAAACAAAGGTATTCCTATAGACGTTGGTCTAAATGCTAATTTGATGTTAATGGTAACTCCTTTCAATAGAGAGGCAGCCTTACAAATAGCTGAAGCTGACGGTACTCCAGGAACCGCTGATAACTCTGTAAACTACTGGAAAGGTCGAAATGTAGATGTAATGGTTAACCCTTATTTGTCATGGAGATATGCCTATAAGATGGGAGAGACCACATCAACAGATAGAGAGACATGGGACGCACGATACTTCCTTATGGACCCATATTATGCTAAACAGGAGCTTAAGTTCAAACAACTTCAAGACTTCGACGTTAAAGCATGGCAGGATGAAGACACAAGAACATGGTATGCAAATGTATACGATGTATTCTCAGTCGGAATCTCTGGTTGGTTCGGTATTGGAGGATCTTTAGGAGACAGTTCAACATATACGGACTAATCTCTTAGTAGAGTTTCAAGGTTTTGGGGGTGTACCTTAAACATCCCCACCCGAAAAACTAAGTTGACTGCACGGGTAAATGCAGAAAATAATAGATTAGTTTAATATAAAAAACAATGAGTTCAACAACAATAGGTGATGTAAAATACACCACATTTTCAGGTGTAAATACCGACGACGGTTTTGCCGTAGGAGGTTCACAGGTTATAGACTCTAGTGGGAATGTAATCGCAGGTGCAGGTTCTATAGGAACCTCGGAGATAGAAGACAATGCTATAACCTCTGCTAAGGTAGCAGAATCTGTATTACAGACAGCCACAGTAGAGTTGACTGCTGACGAAATAGTAGGCACAGACGCAGGTGATATAGGTCACGCAAGTGGGGCAGAGCTAGTAGCCGCACCAGGAGAGGGTAAGGTACTAGAATTTGTAAGTGCAGTACTTATCTACACACACGACACAGCCGATTATACAGGCGGTGGTGACGACAACGTAGTTCAGTTAGGTACAACCGCAGTAAGTCCAGCAATCGCTGGAGCAGACTTGTTAGAGGCTTCAGGAGATAAAATTGCTCAAGTTACCGCTTTAGGTGACGCAGACGTAGCATTAGCTGCAAACACAGCATTGAATTTCCACGGAACTGCTCTAACACAGCCAGGTACAGCCGCAGGTACACTATCAGTAAGAATTACTTACAGAGTGCACACGGTATAATAGACCATAAAGACTTACAGGGGGTCTTTGGGCCCCTTGTAAATAGTACAGAATTAAAATAAAATAAAGTAGTATGAGAAAAGTTATACACGTTTTTGACGAAGTAACTGAAACAACAACTTCTGATCCTATTGATATATTAGGAGCCAAAAGGGTTGTACTATTATGTAAGAGGGCACAGACCGCACAAGAGTCTGGGACTTCTACATTCACAGCTCAAGTCGGACAGGGAACAGAGTTTGTAGACTATAATAAGTGGATAAGTAATGCCACCAACACAAACGCACAAAACTTAACTAGGGTTGCTTCATTAGCAATTGCTGACGATAGTTCTAGCGACTTCTTAACGATGAGTCCAGAGGATGTGTTTGAATTTATAAAGGTTAAAGTTACAGAGACTACAGACGGAACACACAGTGCATGGTTGATAATAGACTATGCCGACGACATAAAATAAGAGAATAGAAAATGCCTAAGATAGCAGTCGTTCTTATTGTAAAGAATGAAGAAGACCTATTATCCCGCTGCCTTGACTCGGTCAAGGGTTTTGATGAACTCATAATCTGCGACACTGGGAGCGACGATAAGACGGTTGAAATTGCTAAGGGGTATACCGATAAGGTGTATACCGACTATACTTGGGAGGATTCATTCTGTAAGGCTAGAAACCACGCTCTAAGTAAAGTACCCGACGATATAGATTGGATACTTTCCATGGACGCTGACGAGTTTCTGGTTACTGATGTGGACGGTGTGTACAAGACTGTGGATAATTATTCTGATAAGAGGGCTTTAGACGTTACCTTAATAGACGAAAGGACTGGGGGAACCCATTGGTTTCCTAGATTGTTTAAGCACGATAAAGGCGTTTATTGGATTAACGACGCGCATAATCTTCTTAATATAGCAGGTGAGGCTAAAACAGGCGTAGAAATAGTTTACGGTTATTCTCCTGCGCATAAAAAAGACCCTGATAGGACGATGAGAATACTTCTCAAATCACTAGAAGACGATCCAACACAAGCAAGAGAAAAGTATTATTTAGCCAAGGAGTATAAACAAAGGGGCTGGTGGCAGAAGGCTATTGACATGTTTGAAAAATACGTTAAGGAGTCGGACTTTTTAAGAGAAAGAGATGACGCTTACTTACAAATGGCTAGGTGCTATTCTAAACTAGGTAAGTATAACGAAGCTTGTGACAGTGCGTGGGAGGCTATTAAATCTAACGCCAATTTCAAAGAAGCCCTACTCTTTATAGCAGACAGCATGGGGCCTATGAATAAAGAAAGGTGGTTGAGTTTTGCGGAACTGGCTGATAATAGGTATGTATTATTTAACCGAACGGATAAAGACGAGAAGGGTAGTGATTATTATGACAAGCTGTTTGAGGGTAATAATGACATGAGTAGATACGAGAATATCCACGACAAAATAGCAGAGCTTGTAGGAAAGAAAACGGTACTTGATATAGGGTGTGGATTGGCTAAACTGGCCGATAAGATTAAAAACTACGCAGGGTTTGATTTTAGTGAGTATGCAATAGAGCAGGCACAAAAGAAGTATCCTAAGGCCACACTGTGGGTAGGGGACGCTTACGACAAGGAGAACTACGAAATGTCTTCTAAAAAGGATAGGGTTTATATATGTACCGAGGTGTTAGAGCATGTGGATGACAAGAAGGTTGTAGAGAATATACCGAGTGGATCTAGGCTTATATTTTCTGTACCGTCCTTTGACGACCCTTCACACTTAAGAAGGTATACCGAGGACGTTATTAAAATGAGACTTCCTGTTAATGTTAAGGAGGTATACAGGTTTGATTGGAATGGAGATAAGTGGGTGCAGGGTATAGAGCCTTCGAACAATTACATTTTACTTGTGGATTCTACCGTTAAATAGTTGATTATAAACTAGACTGTAGAGTGCAGAAGTGATATGTTATAAAACAATATAATAACAACCCGACTAGCTATAGAGGGTCTGATGTAAACCAGTAGGTTTATGTCGGGCCCTCTTTTTTAATTATAAGGAAAAGAGAATGCTTAAAGCGGCCAACAATGCAAATTCAACACTAGACGGTTTGCTCTCGGATAGTGCGACAGAAGTTAGACTTAATGACGCTTCAGGTTTCCCAGCCAGTGGGGAATTTAGGTGTACTATATGGAGTCAGTCTTATAACTCGCCTAAACAAGACCCGAACCATGAAATAGTAAATGTAACAGTAGTCAATTCAAACTTATTTACCATTGAGAGAGCTCAAGAAGACACTACTGCGAGTGTACACCAAGACGGAGACTATATATCCCAACTCGTAACAGCTGAATATATTACCGAGATGCAAGATTATATAATAGCCAATGCTGTCACAGGACCAACTGGACCCACAGGACCAACTGGTCCAACGGGAGCTGACAGTACAGCTGCAGGACCTACAGGACCAACAGGGCCTACTGGACCGACTGGTCCAACAGGAGCTGACAGTACAGCGGTAGGACCAACAGGACCTACTGGACCTACTGGACCTACGGGGCCAACAGGAGCTACAGGACCACAAGGTACTACAGGAGGTACAGGACCCACTGGGCCAATAGGACCCACAGGACCAACTGGTCCAACGGGAGCTGACAGTACAGCTGCAGGACCTACTGGACCAACAGGACCTACTGGACCTACGGGGCCAACAGGAGCCGACAGTACAGCGGTAGGACCAACAGGACCTATGGGACCCACTGGGCCTACAGGACCTACAGGTGCAGATAGCACGGCTGTAGGACCTACTGGACCTACTGGACCGACAGGACCCACTGGACCTACGGGTGCGGATAGCACAGCGGTAGGACCCACTGGACCAACAGGATCCATTGGGCCAACAGGACCGACGGGACCTACAGGGCCAACGGGGGCTGACAGTACAGCCGTAGGACCAACAGGACCTATAGGTGCTGAAGGACCAACAGGACCTACAGGAGCTGAAGGACCAACAGGACCTACGGGACCAACAGGAGCTGAAGGGCCAACAGGACCTACGGGACCAACAGGACCAGAAGGACCAACAGGACCTACGGGACCACAAGGTACTGCAGGTGCTGAAGGACCAACAGGACCAACAGGGGCTGAAGGGCCAACAGGACCTACGGGACCAACAGGACCAGAAGGACCAACAGGACCTACGGGACCACAAGGTACTGTAGGCGATACTGGACCTACTGGACCAACAGGACCCAACAATATATCAAAAAGTACTACTGTAGACGCAGCGTTAAATGATTTGGTGCTTATAGAGAATGGTGGTTATGTGGATGGTAAAGCTCTTTTAGGTAGTGGCTCACGCATTCCTTCAACCAACGAAACTTCCCCTGGAGGTAATCTGGTAGAGTTTGGGCCAACTGCAGAACTTACAGATAGCGGAATATTAAGTGGAGACGTTGTAACAGATGACGGTACACAGACACTAACTAATAAGACACTAACTAATCCTACAATAACCTTTAGTGATAATGCACCTGATTATAATGTTATGGTAAGAGCTTATAGAAGTGGAAGCCAAACAGGAATATCAAGCGGGAGCGCAACAGTTATTCAGCTTAATGCAGAAGACTATGACCTAGGCGGAGATTTTGATAATACAACAAATTATAGATTTACTGCTCCTGTTGATGGATATTATGATATTTTCGCTTCAATATATTGGTCTAGTGCGGCCGATGGTGATAGACACGACACTATACTTCGGGAAAATGGTTCTGGCTATTTAACAATCAGTACTGTTTATCCAGGGGCAACTGCAGGCTTGGCTAATAATACCCACTGGAGGGGTTATTTGAGCTCCTCTGACTATGTAGAGCTAATTGGTAGACAATATTCAGGTGGGGATGAAACGGTTGCGGGGGAAACAAGGTTAACATATATGGAAATAATGTTAGTATCAACATAACTTAACTAAAACAAAATGAAATACACAGCTACATACTTACTTGGAATACTTACTACTCTTATACTACTGTGGGTGTTTAGGTTCAAGGTTTTGGCTATTTTAATTTGGTTAATATTTAGAGGTTAATAAATTTATCTGATAAAATGAAATATGGCAGATAAGACAATAATAGAATTTGACGAGATTACTACAGTCGCTTCTGGCGATAAGATAGTTCTTGTTGACATAGACGATGACAGTGCCTCAGACGCAGGCACGAATAAGTGGGCGACTAAGGATAACTTCTTAAAGGAGTATGCAACTCTTGTCGGAGAGGAAACGCTTACTAATAAGAGATTGGTTTCTCCTAAGATAAATGAAGACGTGACACTATCATCAACGGCTACAGAGTTAAACCAGCTAGACGGGGTAGAAGTAGGGGGAAGTTCTGGCGGAGATATAGTGACTACTGACGATACACAGACTGTTACTGGTAAAACTATTGATGGGGACGACAATACTTTGCAGGACATTGCCAGCGAAAGCCTGAAAACCACGGTAGCATTTGACGCTTACCTGACTTCGAGTGTATCAATTCCGAGTGGTAGCTTTACTACAATAGTGTGGGATAGCGAATCTGGTGATGTGGGCTCAGACTTCAGTCTCTCAACTGGGAAATTTGTAGCACCTGTAGACGGATGGTATCATTTCGATACCTCTGTAAGCTTTAGTGCCTCCACGGGTAATTGGTGTCAGGTTATGTTTATTTCAGACAGCTCTTATCTTACAGCGAATAGAATTGCGTCATTAACAGATACGGGAAGCAATACGGCTATGGGTGGTGGAAGGACATTTCGCTTAGATGCTGGGGAGTATTGTGCCGTTCAGTTTTATCAAAACAGTGGTTCTCCTATGGATATTATACACGCAAGAAGTTATTTTAGTGGTTTTCTAATAGGAACAATATAATGGCAACAGTAACAGACGAACAAGTTAATTTAGGCAGTGGGTTTACAGGTACAAACCTGAATGCTTTTATGTTTGGGTTTCTACCACTCAATGATGCATACGGGTACGGTGGTGTAAATAGTTTTGGAGACTCTGATACAGCGATTACTACAATATTTACACAAACCAATGCTGATAGTGTAGGTGGGTACATACTATCACAGGAGGGAGACAATATATTATCTCAGGATGGGAGCACGTTGCTTGCGTACTTAGGTAGTTTGTTGAATACGTTTGATACTGTTAGTGGGGCTACTTCACTATCAGACGAGGAGGTAAGTGGCTCAGTTAATATTAGTGACGAGGATACCGATGGCGGATGAACCATATTTAATGCGAAGATACGACCTATCTGGTGGTATGAACCAGAGTACCAACCCGTTTGTAATGGGGGACAATGCTTACACTTACCTTAAGAATATGGTACACGACGAGCAGAGTTCTCTTAGTAAGGACGGAGGGTATTCTACATACTTAGACGAGATTGCAGGCGCAGACAAAGACGACCTAATATTTGATTACGTGGATTATGACGGAACACACGAGGTAGTAAAGTGTGCTAATGCTAACTTTTATAAGGCAGGGGCTGCTTCGTGGACTTCGGTTGATACGAGTGTTTACACAGAGGGTAATAAAGTGAGTGCGGTTAATTTCTTAGACAGGGTATACTTCGCAGAATCAGGTACTAACATACAGTATTACGACGGTTCTACGGTAGAAAATATTTATAGCGACAATGGGAGTGCTAATGTAAGGGGGAAGTATTTAACGACCATTGGTACGGTCATGTTTTTGGGCAATGTAACCTCGGTGTATGATTCAAACCAAGTGGTCTACACTTACCCAGGAACACACGTGTTTTATAACAGTAATGAAGAAGACTACGATACATACGCAACCACCTCTCAGGTGCTTTCTGTAGTAGGAGACATAACAGGAATAAAGGGTTATCAGGGAGTACTTTTAATATTTACTGAGGAAAACGTTTGGATATGGAATCCAGAGGTATTGGGTGAGCCTAAAATATTGGCAGAAACAGGGTGTGTAGCACACGACACGATTAAAGAAATTGACGGTATTTTGTATTGGGCTGGTAGAGACGGAGTGTATAGGTTTAACGGAAGCAGTATGCCAACTATTATATCGCTGCCTATTACCAATTGGGTGGTTAATTCACTATGGAGGTTAATCGATGGAGATAATTGGTCTAGTATGAGCGCAGGAGTATTAGACGGAAGGTACTTACTTTGGGTGGGCGATCTGACGGCAGCCTTACCAGGAGACTCTTCAGCACTCAGTGACGTTGTATTAGTGTATGACACCTACAGAGACAGCTGGTCGTTCTTTGATAATCACCCAGCTAATCAGTGGGCGACTATTGTTAATAGCGACGGAGACAAAAGGCTTATATTTGGAAGTAATGCAGACGGTCAGTCCTACCAGAGAGACTACAGTTATACGCATGACACGAGTGCTATAGACGGTGTGGTAAGGACTAAGTATTTTGACATGGAGAACCCAGAGAGTGAAAAGGTGCTTAAAGACTTGTACGTAAGTTATAGACCAGAAGCAGAAGTTGGTAAATATCTTTCAGTAGCAGCGGCCACTAACGGAAGCAATAGCTATACTACTTACCTAGACTCAAGTAGTTCGACTAAATTACCACTCACAGGAGCGGCTTCATTAGAGTATCAATTTGAAAGGGTGTCTTTGGGAGAATTGAGGGGTCGTACGGTTTCTTACGAGTTTAGTAATAACGACAGTGGAGTGGGTATTACCCTACTTGGTTTTACTCAAGAGTTTGATTACAAGAATCCTAACTTAAATTACACTACTGGATAATGGTAAACGGAATATACGACGCTAGGGGACAATTGATAAAGACCACGATAGAGAGAAAGCCACCGCAGGAGCTTCCTACCAGTAGTGAGGTTTCTAGTACAGGAATCCAGAACCTGTCTACACTAGGTAAGAACGCCTACTCTACTGGTAATTATAGTGGTAATATCATCATACGTGATAGGGTGGGTAACAAGGGTGTATTTATTGGAATACGATAATGAGTGAACAAGTACCACAAATTGTGACCGCAAGAAAAGGATACGACGAAGAGACGTGTCACCCTAGGTTTCGCACAGTAGACAGTAGACTAAACCAGTTTAAGATTCATATGCAGGGGGAGACAAGCATTTCAATACCTTCGGGCAGTTCTAGTGTATTCTTAGCAGGGGTAAGTATTGAACACGGGTTGGACTACCAACCGCAGGTACTGTATTGGGTAGAAAATCCCTCTAACGGCAATGGTATGATTGGACCTGCTAGTTGGTCGGATTCGGGCGGAAGAAGTGGTGAAACTACGGACGCAAGAGGAGACGGTGAGTACATTATTTGGGCGTATAATTATGACTTTCCTTCAAGTGGTACGTATGACGCATGTACATTAAACATTGAGTATATAATTTTTGTAGAGCCTTTAGAGAATGTCTGGTCCTAACATATCGATAGCAAGAAAAGACTACGACGCATTAGCAGCGGAAATTATCAACAAGGCGTTTGATACAGAAAGTTTTGTACCCAAGATTTACATGCATGAAAGACTTGCCAAGGGTGCTACTGCAAGTACCGAGGTAGATTTCGACCATGGATTACCTTATAAGCCAAGGGCTATGTGTTACCTGGAAGTAGACGACGACCCGCTAACGGTAGCCTTTCATAGAGGAGGTATTTATACAGACGACGACAAGGCTTATATGACTCCTGGGACTTACTACGATTATTCTACAAGTCCCTATACAGAAAACGACGCGACAGGTGTGTATGCAATTATGATGCTAGACCCTATTGGAACGCCTACTGCTAAGACAGCGCCGATTAAACCTACAGAGCCAGTTGTTATTGTGGGCGGTACAGATGGGTGTAGTGATTACGAGAGAAAGCTACACACGCATTATGATTCTTTGAAAGTAATGCACTCGGGAACACTTACCATTGAGGTGGACGCAGAGGAAATAGACGATACAGACAACCATTGGGAGACGGCTACTTACACGCATAACCTAGGATACATACCAATCTTTGCACCGTTCGTACCTTATTCTGAGGATTTGGGCGCATTCTATAGTTGGTATTACCAGTGGTATACATACCAAAATGGGGGGGTTTGGGCCACAGGAATTCAGTACGGGCCTAACCATAGGACCAAACACGACGGGACTTGGTACGAGTGTTTTAAGTATCACACGTCTTCTTCTAGTACCGAGCCTGGTACGGGAGCAGACTGGGAAGACTACTGGGAGCTGGATACTAATTATACAGAGTGGGCCACTTCAACAGCTTATGTGGTAGGGGATATAACAGAAGTGCATTACGATCAATGGGTAAGCGGTACTTCATATGACATGTTTGTTAATTATGTATGTTATAACGACGGGGTGGATTATTGGTGTATACAGGCACACACAGCCAGTTCTAGCAACGAGCCTGGGGTGGGTGCTAACTGGGAGGATTATTGGTCGGTTACCGACACACCTGCTTATTATTGTCATACAGCACACACGTCAGGGAGTTCTACTAAGCCAGGTAGCGGGGCCAGTTGGGCGGATAAATGGTGGAACTTGGGAGACATAGGAGTTAGAGGGGATATTTACTTAAACGAGCATGAGCAGAGCAGGTATGTATTTGGTGGCGCAGTAGCGTTTAAGACCGAGGCTGTGTACTTTTATGCGACCGAAACACAGATAGTTATGAAGTATTTAAGGAGGGCTTACGACGACGGTTTTGGGTGGCAGGATAATAAATTTGCCAAAACTACTATAACTTGCGACTATACTGTCTTCTATAATAGGCTTGACGAGGATTTCAATTTATTGACAACGTAGCCTATGGGCTATATATTATTTAATATAAGCTGATAAAAGTAAAAATGAACCTAGGTGAGCTTAAAAACGACTTTGGGTCAATGATTAACCAGACTGACAGCAGTGGGGATTTCGTTGCAGGCTTTGTTAGTGAAGACGAGTCTGAAAGGTGGTTAAACCAATCCTTTCAAGAAGTGTATAAATGGTATGCTACGGCCAACATAGGTAGGTTTGGTATAACAGGTTACTTTAATACTGTTGCAGACCAGGCTATTTATACGTTTGGTGGTGACGCTACTGATTATTTGTCTATTGCGTGGTTGGGTATGAAGTACAACTCTACTGATGACGATTACACAAGGGCAGAGAAACTCAATAAGGCTGATGCATACGATACAGGACACGAGAAGTGGACACAGACCAGTCCAGCGTACTTTGAAAGACAGTTATACAATACAAGCTCTACACATTACGAGTTAGGTGTCGAGTTTCCAGAGGAGTGTGTACCAGACGAATCAGTAACACGGGGTGGTAAAATCATATATATAGAGAGACCTCCCAAAATGAGTGACGATACGGACGTACCAGAGAAATTGCCTAGTGAATTACACCAGCATATAGTTACAGGGGCAGGCATACCAGCATTTAGGAAAATGCAGGAGTTTGATACTATGGAGAGATTGACTGCAATGTTTGACAGAGCAATGACAAGTTTTATGATACAAGAACAGAGTTTAACGTCCGAAAAAACTAAGAGAATCAAAATGCCAAAGAATGATAGAGCTAAATTTTACAGGTATGATAGATGAAATATACGGTAAAAGGGGGAGACACACTTAGTGGAATACTTAAAAAGTTAGGTGTTAAAAGCTACTCCAGCCCTAGCACGTGGAGATTAGTACAGACTAAGTCTGGTAGTGCAAGTATAATCAGACCAGGAGAGGTCTTAGATCTATCAAGAGTACCAGGACTAAGCTCTAGTTCTAATAAAAGCACAAGTAAGGCTAAAACACCTGCGGAGAAGATTGCCGAAGAGTCGGCTAAAAATATCGTGACAAAGGAGATGTTTCAGAAGCGATTTGGTACAGAAGAGGAGCTTATGCCAACAGCAGCAATGCAGCAGTTTGCAGCTCAGCAGATAAACCCAGAGGCACTAAGACAATCAGTGAGAACAATGGCTAATATGGATTGGAAAAGGGGTATATCAGGTTCAGGCGCACAGACAAGTGGATATGGTATGGCTACAAGAGACAGACAGCTTAACGAGCTAGAAAGACAAAGGAGAACAGACATAGCTAATTATATGCAGACCCAGAAGGATTTGTTTGGCAACTGGTACGCTCAGGAGTGGGAGAACTACCAGACAAGCAAGGACCCAAGTAATTACACACTCTCATCAGCAGGGCTTGGTGGAGCGTTTAATGATTTGGGGTGGACTAACAACCCGACGAAAACAGGCAACCAGTACGCTTATAACGCACTGGATATGAGGGATTATTTAAGAACGAGAGGTCCTAGTGGCTACGCAGTAGCTCCTGAAAACCTTTATGGTTCGATAACTAAGTTAAACATATAAAAACATGGACGTAGAAGAGACACTAAGAGCCTATGAGCAGGACCCAAGTGCGGAGTCTACTATACGTAAGGTTATTACGGACGCCTATCAGGGGCTAGAGCCAGAGCTTCAGGCGATAAATAAATATGAAACGGAACAATTACCAGCGTTTTACGACGCCTTTAGTGGGTACGGTATGGGTACTGGCGCTGCCGATATAGACCCAACAACCAGAATGCAGATAGCAGCAAACGACGTGGCAAGAAAGAGTGCATTAGCTAGAACAGCAAGAAACATATTCAGTACTAACCAGGCAGGTATGGAAGACCTAATAGGGAGTGCCTACAACCAGTGGCAAACAGGCTATGGTATGGCACAAAATGCATGGGACAGAGACTTTAAGAATAGACAACTAGCACTACAGAGGTCGAGTCTAAACAGAACACCAAGTATAATCACTCCACCACAGCCTACACAAACAACGCCTTCTATAGAAGAAATACAAAGGAAATTACAGGTAGCCAGAAACCTTGAACAAGCAGAATTAGACCAGACTAGAATACCACAGGAGATACAGGCAAGAAGTTCACAGCCCATTGTTAGGGCAGGTAATTGGTTGGGTAATCAATTAGACCGAGTTTCTAACACAGGTTATGGGCAATTTATAAATAATTTATTTGGAAGATAAAAATGGATCCAGAGTTACTACAGTGGGCAATGCAGCCAGGTTCCCAGAGATACCTAGAGCAGGTTGGGTTAACCCCTGATATGCTTGGTATGGGTATGGGTATGGGAGGCGGTATGCCACAGACTTCTGGCTATCAGTCGGAACTGATGAATTGGATAAACGCCAACCCTAACAATCCTGATTTGCAAATGAATCTTTTAGGTTCTTATTTTGATACTATGAACCCTATGAATCAAAGACAAATGCAATCTCAACAAAGAGCAGACGATTTAAGTCTTGCTGTTGCACTAATGGAGTTAGGACAAGAAGACCTAGCAACAGGAATTCTTAGTGGTTATGGTATGGGTGCAGGCCCAATGCAATCAGGTTCTCCAGAGAGCTACAGAAGAACAGCCCTGCAAAACATGTATGCAGACAAGAGCGCTAGAAATCCTAGGGACGCAGCCTTATACGGTATGCTTGCCGACGCAACGCCAGAAATGACAGGTGCGTACTACCAGGAGCCTTCTTATTGGGAAAGGGTTACCGCAGGACCAAAACAAGGTAAAGACATCTTCGGAACAATAGGCTTAAACATGCTACTTCCTGGACTGGGCAATCTAATATCGCCTATGAACCAACAGAAGTATGGAGAGGCTCAAGTACGAAGTGGTTACGGACTTTAATTTAATAGCTCCTTAAATGGCAATCGGACGAGGACGAATCAAAACTAGAGGCTCTAGCCAAACAGATGAGTTACTACAGCTTTTACAAGAGCAGTATCAACCTAAGCCTAAAGCTACAATGTTAGAGCGTATATTTGCACCCATTAGGGCAATAGGGTCGATTCCTGACGCACTTTATGACGCTATTTATGAAAAGGGTAATATTGCGAACGTGTTTCCTGAGTACGGTAAAAACCTCTTACAGGGTTTAGGAACTACGTTTTTGGGCAACGAACCAGAAAACCAAGAACAAATATCGGATATACTTATGGAGGAAGGGTACTTAACTGGGGAGGACGCAGGCTCAAAGGTGGGTAGGGTGGTTACTGATATAGCAGGAGGCATAGCACTAGACCCTCTCACATATGTTACGTTTGGAGCTTCCGCACTAGCTGATGATGTAGCAAGGCAAGCACTTACTCCAGCAGTAGCCAACAAATTTGGTGGTTTGACTGACGACGCTGTTAATACGTTAGACAACGTGGTTGGTGAAATTACCGAAAAGACTGTAAACGAAGCATTGCCAATAGTACAAAAACGGCTAGGCCAGGAGGGGGCTGAGGCTTTTTATTCTAACCTACTTGCTTCTGGGAATTTAGGACAGACAGGGGCACTTAATATACTAGGTAAAAAGGTTTCTGAAAGCCCTAAGGTCGTTGAAACAGCCAAGAACATAGCCAACCCACTGCGTGCAGTAGGTAAGGGGGGTATGAAAGTCGCAGAGAAAGTAGCCCCTGAGGCTACTAGACGTGCACAGGCGGCTTTTTACGATGTATTTGACCCACTAAAGGCTGCAGCCATGACAGGGCGTGAGGGAATAGCCATGGAGTCTCTTAAAAAGATTAGAAACGAAAGTAATATTGGACTGAAGACTTCTATATTAAATGCCGAGCTTAAAAAGTTACTTAAGGAGGTACCAGAAAATGAGAAGGGTAAACTAGCATACTTAATACAAGCCACGACAAAGGGCACACCACCAATAGGCGCAGCAGACGACGCATTCGAAGAGGTGGGCGACTTATTTGTACCATTACTTGAAGGAAAACCTTTAGCTGATAGTACAAAACAATTTATTAAAGAATACTCAGACTTCATTGAACCTATTACTAAAAAGATACAAGACTTGGGTGGATTAGAGAGGGCCATAGACCCTGCGACAGGACTATACTTAACACAACAACCAGTAGCCTACACAGAAGACTTTATTAAAGAGAGACTCTTACCACAGCTTAGTAGTAAAAAGGCTTCTGAATTAATGCGCAATCCTAAAGTGCTCAAAGAGTTAAGAGAAACAGGAGAAGTTGGTATAGACACTATTGACGAGTATATTAAAGGTATAGACGTATTAGCGGGAGGCCAGAAAGGTTTGGCTCCGTTTACTGCTAAGTCTACTAGAGAAAGGGTATTTGATACTATAACCGAGGGTGAAAAAGCAGGTGTGGTTTATGAAACAGATATTGAAAAACTTCTGGACTTGCAGACTACTGGTCAATTAGAACAGTTAAGCGATCTAGAGTTTGGCAAGATACTTAGTAATACTACTGATTCTACGGGAAGACAGTTGTTTTTAGAAGAACCAACCAAGGAGTTTGAGCAGCATATTAACCTTCCTGGGGTGGGAAGTAGGTATACAGACTCTAATACTAAGAGAGTGTTGGAAAATTACTTCGACGAGTTTAGTGCGCCCTCAGGATTGGATAAGACACTTGAAGGACTAGATAAGGTAATGGGAGTTTGGAAGGGGTTAGTAACAGGAAAAGGTCCTGGTGCGTTGAAATATCAATTAAGGAACGCTTTTGACGATAACCTAAGAATGGTACTTGATGGTGCTAACTTGAAGACATTGCCCAAAGATTACAGTATTGCACAGGATATTATGAATTTTAACAGGGTAGCCCAACAGGAGGGTATGGAGGCCGCCAAAGAAGCCTTTGCCAACAGCTCAATCACGGAGTTTTTACAAAACGTAGGTAAGGAGGGAGACATATCAAGTTTTTGGAAAGAGCTTATTGATAACGGGACGTTAAGCGATATAGGACAGAGTGCTGCTGAGGCAGGCCTTAAGATAGAACCAAGCAGTATGGTAGACACAGCAGAACAAATCTTTAGTGCAGGTGGTAGAACCATGGAGCTTGAGCAGTTAAGGAGGGTAGCCTACTACGTTAACCAATTAAGAAAAACAGGTAGTACACAGCAGGCAGCAGAGGCTGTTAGAAGGACACTCTTTAACTATATGGAGCTAAGTAAAACAGAACGAGACACCTTTAAGAGAATATTCCCGTTCTACTCCTTCTTGAAAAATAATATTAAGTTTCAGTTTAACCAATTATTCGAACAGCCAGGAAAGTATGCAAAGTTTGTGAACGTTTTAGACGGACTACAAAGCGGTATGATAGGACCCAACGAGCAGGAGTGGGAGGCTATGCCAGAGTGGTTAAGGGAAAAGTATGGATTCCCTGTTGGTATGCAGGACGGTAATATGCAGGTGCTTAGTAATTTGGGGTTGTCGTTTGAAGATATTGGAGACATAGGGCCACAGGGTCTTATGAGTAAGTTGAATCCACTACTTAAGCTTGGTATTGAGGGTGCTACTGGACAGAACACTTTTATGCGCCAGCCAATACAAGACTTAAGAGGTGGTACTAGGTATGAAACACACCCACTCAGAGGTCTACTGGGATACCAAGAGTATGACATGGGAGACTGGACACAAAAGACTGTGGATCCGTACAGAAAATACGCCGCAGAGAACATACCGTTTTTGTCTACGCTTAATACCGCATTGCAGCAAGCAGGTAGAATAGGTGGGCCACTGGTTAACCAGGAGATACCAGCAAAGCAGTCACTAGAAGGATTGGTTGAAACGGTGTCACCAGCCAAGGTTTATGACTACAACGTAGAGTCCGCTGCAAGAAGAAGGGAAAACGAAAAACTTAACGAGTTGTATGAGCTACTTTACAGAAAAGGTATTTCAGACCAGTTTACCAAGTTTTATATACCTGCTGACATAAGAGATCAATTGATGGATACGCTGTAATTAACTTATGAAAAATACTTTAACAACCAAACAATTAAGGTCACACCTACGTTCGGTAATTTTACAAAATGATGAACTTCGTGATAGGTTAGAACATGAACGAAAGAGGAATGAAGAGTGGATATTAAGGAGGATTAGTACAAGGAGGTTGGAAATAGAGCTTATTTCTAGAAAACCTGAACCTATAAGGGAGGATAGCTAATATGACAAACAGTAAATCTAAAACTAAAGAAATGACAGAACAAGAAGTTAGACGTATAGCCAGAGAAGAAAGTCAAGAAGTGTTTGAAAAATCTGTTAAAGATATTAAGGCTGAAATAGCTCAGGTTAAGTTGTTGTCTGTGGAAAACAAGGAGGTGCTTGCTAGGCTGGAAAGGTTATTACTTGGTGAGATGGGCGTTGACAAGGATGATACGCTTAAAGCAAAGGCAACCTATGCCTATAGTTACGCTAAAAGAAACACCGACCTAAACATTGTTGGTAGGGCAATACCAGCATTAGAGTGGTTTGAGGATTGGAACAAGCCAGAGCCAGGCTATGAGGATAGTAAAATGGACGTGCTTGGAAAAATGATTGTTGCTTATAATAGAATAAAGTGGTTGCTAGCATTGTTTGGAATAACCACACTTGTTAATGCAATACCAGCATTAAAAATAATAGCTGAATTTATTAGTCATTTTACGCAATGAACATACTAGAACTATTAGGCCTACGACAGGGCAACATGGGGTTAAGAGAAGCGCGAGAACTTATTAGGAACCGTAAGCTAGACGAAGTATCTTTAAGGCAAAACGGAGGTTATCCTATTAACCCTATTAACACGACACGTGGCACAGCAGTGATGTCCAACGAGCTGCAGGGTTTTGCTGATGAGGCCCGTAAAGAGTGGGAGGCAGAGCAAGACTTTAAGAACAGACCTGCAGGAAATGATTCAGGGAATTTAGGTGTAGGGTGGGGAGAGCCAGCGGGAAGCGAAATAGAAGAGCTTGTTAAGGGCACTTCTACACAAAAGAAAACCCCAGCTCAAAAACCAACTTCTACAAGTTTGCCAACGAGTGGGTACGAAAACGTTGGACAATTTGCACAAGATTGGTTTGAGTCAGTAGGTAGGGGAGCGCAGGCTGATAAGGCTAGACTAGTAGCACAAAAGGCTGTACAGCATGGGCTTGACCCTTACATAGCCTTAGCACTTGGAGCACAGGAGGGTGGTTGGTTAAGGTATTATCCAGAGACCTCTCCTTATAACTACATGGGGTGGGGAGTAACAGACTCAGGGGATATGGGAATGGCAGGAGAATCATTAGAGGGTTGGCTAGACACGTTTTTACCAGACATAGCAAAGCAGTACGGAGTTAGAGACAAGTTAGTAGACTGGGGTGGTTCACCAAGTGGATACGGTGCGGGTAGTCCGTATGACTATAGATATAATTACAACGATAGTTGGATAGACGCACTTTCTTCTCTTATGGGACAAGCAGACGCTTTCCGACAACAGAACTACCCAAACCTAGCACCCCCAGCCATAGATTACAGATACAGGAGATAGACATTTAATCTATAATTTGATAAATTAAAGTATGGCAAAATTCTCTAACCCATTTGGGAAAGGAAATGAGTTATATATAACACAAACCACACACGGGTCTAGCAACACCGCAATAGATTGTTATGGTGCTAAATATAAGCCCAACCTTCCAGTATACGCAATCGCCAGTGGCAAAGTTGGCAATTATTATTCAGCTGGAGGAAGCTACATCACGCAATATCCTGATAATTCAGACTTAAGAATCTGGTATGTACACGTTTGGCATTGTGTCCCCAACGGTAGTTATGTTAAAAAGGGGCAGAAAATAGGAGAGATAGCGCCCAAGAGTGTTAATGGTGGTTACCCAGAACACTTACACTTGGGTTTAACTCCCAAAGGAGAGAACATTATGAACTATTTTGACAGAAGTATACCGTTTAGGACTGCTTATTCAGACATTTTTTCAAGTTGGTTTACCAAGTCAGGAGATATAGACTGGAGACACTTCAAAGATTTAAGTTATGACGGAAGTACAATGAGCATAATAAAAGGTAATAATTACGAATTTACAAACACAGACAAACTAAATGTAAGAGACGAGCCGAACGGTAAGATTATTCTACAAATACCTGGAAAGAAAAAAGTGGTTGGTCGAGCACTCACTAAGGGCGTTAGAGTTGGGGGCTATGACTGGAACCTATATGCGGGCGCTGGATGGGCTGGATATATCGCAGACGGGTGGAGCCAGAAAACTACGAGAGCCATCACAGACATAAATGGTAAAGATTTGGCAACTCCTGATTGTTCTGCACAAGAAAAGGAGATTTTAGAGCTTAATAAAAGGACAAACACCCTTACTAAAGAAATCGAGGGCCTTAGAATCGAGCTAAGAGCCTTAGAGGAAAAGAATACCGTTATAACGGGGAATCTGAGCAGTGCATTAGAGCAGGCTGGTGGATTAAGGGAGGAATTGGGAAAATTAGAGGATAAGTATGCTACTTTGGTGGCAGAGAAGAGGGCCTTGGTAAGTACTAATATGGAATTGGCTAGGGAGTTAAACGAGTTAAAGGGTCAAAATTCTATAAAGCAGGTAATTAGTAAATTTTTTGACTGGTTAAAGGCGGTTATAAAGAAATGATAGATACAATATTGTGGGGTTTAATAGTAGGGGGTTTAAGTATTTTAATTTTAACAGGTTTAATTTATGGCAGACCAAAAGATAACTAGCAAAGAAAGGCTAGAGTTTGCACTACCTCAGGTAGGTGGGGCACTAAGGTGGATAGCCCTGTCGGGAACGGCCACATACTTTCTAACAGAGCTGTTGAGACTCGTAGAGGAAGTCAGCCTCCCAACGTGGGCGGTATTAGTTTCCTATGTAGTGATTAATACGCTACTCTTTGCAGTCGCTAAGTTCGTAGAAGGACAAGAAAGTAAATAAAATTTAATAACCAGATTTATGTCAGAGCAGGACCAAGGCCTATATTACCCAGACGGTAGTTTCAAATCAGACAGAAAGATTAAACTAGAGGCAATAGAGAGTGGTACGTTTGAGTGGGAGGGACAGAGTGACCTGGAAGAAATACGCAAGAGAAGTTTTGATAAATGGCAGGCAGAGCTAATGAGACGTAAAGCCTCACGAGAAGAACTAGAAGCCATTCCAGACGTACAAAAGATTAGTTTTAATGGTAAGAGACCAGTCACGCTAGCATTGTTAGGAGACGTTCATGCAGGGGCTTCTAATTGTAATTATGAATTGTTTGGGAATACGGTAAAGTTAATCAAAAACCATCCAGACGTTAAAGCTATCCTTATGGGCGACTTAGTAGACGCATTCTTTTGGAATCAAGCAATACAGGGTGATATGCTAAACCACACGGAACAGTTACACTATATGCAATCAGCACTGGACGAAATGGAGGGAGAAATAGTAGGAGCTTACAAAGGCAATCATGAACGATGGAGTGAGAAAACAGGGGTTAGCCCACTGTATTATAAATGGGTAGAGAAGTATGGTACGCCTTACTTTGAGGGTAAGGGTGTACTGCAAGTTGGTTTCCCAGAACTTTACTATAACTTCTTGGGTTCACACAGGTTCCCAGGACACTCAATGTATAACGATAACCACCCACAAATGAGAGAAGCCAGGTTCGGAGAACAAGGTCTAGATATATACGCCTCGGCCCACACACACAAGAAAGCTTACCACTCACAATTTGTAAACGTAGCAGGAGAGAGAATACAACAGCACTACATAAATATAGGAGCCTTTAAGAGTCACGATAACTACGGGGCTGATAAAGGATACGACCCATTTAAGGACGACCAGGAGGGTGCTGTGTTTGTAACGCTTTATCCTGATAAGAGAGACGTGGATGTTGATATGAGTTTAGAACAGGTATACAGAACCTTAGGGTAGGTTCTACAGGGGTAGGCTGGTTGTATAGGTTACTAGCCTATTCCCGTAGAGTCTACGATTCTGTAGCTCGCTCGTTAAAAGGAGGAAATAATGTGGTGTGTTGATTGTGATGCCCAAATGGTTGGAGTCACCTTTACTTTGCACGGAGTGAAATACATTATTTACTTTTGTGAATACTGTATGAAAACCTCAAGTGTCATTCGGATTATGAACAACTAGGAGGTACAAGGTGAAATGTAAGCTGTGTAAGAGAAACAGAGCGTTAGTAATTGCTAAGGTGGGAAAGTCCAACATAGAAGTTTGTTTGTATTGTGCAATCACCGAGAAGTTAGAAGTATTGGAGGTACTTCGTGTCTGGGAGGAAAAGGAGGTCAAAGCATGCTTGGAAGAGGGAAGTAAAGGAAAGTCAGGATTGGATATGCCCAGTATGCGGGAAGAAAGGAACAAATAGGACACTCAACATCCATCATAAAATTGCGAAGAGTCATAATGGTACAAATGCACGGAGTAACGTTGTGGCTTGGCATACTTGGTGTCATAGGGAATATCACGAGACGTGGGGCAATCAGACCTCGGACGACTATGGTAACCCGATTAGGCCACGCAAATAAAACGTATGAAGAGATTCTACATTCTCCCGTGAGGGGTATAATCTAAACCATTGTACCCCTCTTATTTAAGTTCATTTCACTGCCCTATGGTAAGAGTGAAATTTAGCAATAACGGTTTTGACTTTATGGAGTTTAGACTTGAGAAAACCCCAGAAGGTTATAGCCTAATCGACGCCCAGGGTGAAAGACTCACCTTTGACAGTCAAGAAAATATAAAGAAATTTATATCCAGTCTGGACGCTGTTGGTACTATGCAGTCTACTGGTAAGGCCCTAGTAAGCAATACCCTGTGCGTTTATAACAACGGAGACCAACCCTCTTATTATATGCAGATCTGGTATAGACAAGGAAAGAAGTTTGAAGAGATATCCTGTAAGAAAGAGGACGTTAGGCCACTTGCTAAAACACTAGACAAGCTTATTAGAAGGTGGTTATTTTACGAGCGAATGCTTGAGACTGGAGAGTATGAACACGGTAAGGTGCTCAGATACAATTACTAGATTACTATAAGCCAGACTAAAGACTTGACTTTAATATAATTTTATATGTATATTATCTTATGAAGTATCAGATGTTAAATAAAACTAAAGAACTGGTCTTTGGCCAGAATTTAGCATCTGAAAAAATCATCGCTTAAGCCACCTTCGGGTGGTTTTTGCGTTATTGCTCTTTATATTGGGTTGATAGCCCTTTAGTGGACATGAAGTAACCGAACGACAGTTTCTAGGGGTTATACCCTAAGTAAATTCGTGAGGGAGTACGGTATGGTTAGCCACACTCCCTGTATCCATTAATAATTGAGTGTAGTTAGTAAGTTTTCTGTCAGGTCTACTTATTGGCTACATCCAGTTATTAAACTGGGAGAGCATATCTTAATCTACTTTCTGACTTACAGGTTAGTAGACCACTGGTGATATGGTAGCGTAAGCTAGAGGACTGTAAGACGACACGGACACTACACGGAACACTCAAGGTTAAGTGAAAAATAGTAGTATGGCCATAAGCGCTCTTTCCGAGGAAGTACAACTTGGCAACTGAATAGATTTGAAGCGAAAGCCTTTTTGATTGCTGTATAAACATAGCAAATTGTTAAGGTGGGTTTTGTGTTTTTATACATCTAATCCTGAGAGAGGACTACGAGCCGTTTCTAGCCGTTTCCTAAGGTTAAGTATATAAGTAGTTACTTAGAGGTATAGGAAGAAAAAAAACTAAAAGGGTTTACTCTTCAGAGGTATTTAGTATAGTTGATATGGTCTGTTGACTTACACCATACTTATTAGCTAACTGCTGTTGTGTTACATTATTTTCCTTATACTCTTTTCTTATCTGCTGATTTCTTTCTTCCTTAGCCGCTTGTGTTTCGTCATACTGCGTGCCTTTAAGTAACCTCTTAGCCGTTTCATACGCTATTTCCAATGTGTCAGCAGCAGAAGTAGTCGAATGACCCTGCTTCTTTAACTCTATTACCTGATCCTTAAGCCGTTTATCCTGCATAATTTTATTGCGTCTTCGTTTAAGAGACCTTTTTTCTTTAAGCTTCTCCCAATCTGGTAGCTCCCGCAGGTGCTGGTACACGCATTCCCTAGTGACTCCGTACTTTCTAGCTATCTCGGACACTCCCTTGCCTTGTAAATATTCTGTTGTTAGTGCGTCATTTGTCTCCATATACTCTATTGTTTTAATTTAATTATTTCTTTTTTCCAATTAGAGATAGCATTTTCTAATGTTATTGGTTGGTAATTTGTCTTTTCAAGAGCCACTTCATAATATTTTTCTCCATAAAATCCTTCGTGTTCACCCATTCTATGTGAGTTTCCGTGGAAATGTCCGTGGATACACAAATCTATACTATCCCATAATTCCCTTGGTATGTGAGTTAGATACATATTTAACCCATACTTAGTTAATACCATAGCATTACAAACAGATGTAAAACCACAATCAAGATAATAGCCCTCACTTTTCCTATCGTGGTTTCCTCTAATCAATATTCTTGAACGACCCCATTTAGACATATCTATTGGATTTCCAAGTTCATAATCTCCTAAGTGTATCAGTGTATCTTCAGGTTTGATGTAAGTATCATAGCCCTTAATAGTCTTATCAGTAAAATCGTTAGGTCTACCCCAATCCACCAGTTTATCGTGTCCAAAATGTGTATCAGTTGTAAGCCAAATCTTTGCCACTCTATCTAAAATAATAATTTATATAACTCTTTATGCTTAAAGGTCGCAATATTCCTCCCAGTCCTTACCCTGTTCTACAGATACTTCACCACCAAACTTTTCAACTACTTTCTTAAATCCATCCGCCAAGTCCAGTCTTGAGCAACTATTATCCTCAAGTCTAAGCTTGTCTATTTTCTCCATATCTCTCTTTTTTTAATTTAGATAAGTCTTCTATAATCACCCCACATGCTTTAATTAAAGATTTCTGCCATAGATTTAATCTAACTCTGTCCTCTAAACCATCCTTAAATTTCTGAACTTCTTTGTCCAAACCAACAGAATTCCCAAACGGAGAAGAGGCTGCTGCTGAAACGAGCAAATTATTCATCTCCTGTAATTCCTTGATTTCTTTTTCTAGATATTTTATATAATCCATATACTCTATTGTTACAAATTAAATATAGTACAAACCAGAAATATAAGAACCAACAGCTGGATTACAATACGGTAATTCAGGTTTTCTTATCTCTCTTTTATTTTGTTCCATCTTTAGAGGGTAATAAACTTAATAATCAAACTCTTTGTTGCCTTCTTTTACATATATGACTCTCCCACATTTGCAACACCTTATTTCTATTTTGTAATCTATATCATTCTCATATATTCCACAAGATTCGCAAGAACAAAGAGTTTGCTCAAATTCTTCTGTAGTTTTTAAGTCTTGTTCTTTTCCACAAAAAGGACACAGTATCTTCAATTCTTTAGTCTGTTCTTTAATCTTTTGTTCCATATACTCTATTGTTTTAATTTAACTTTCCCCTCTTCTTTAGTTTTTTATATTCACTTAACCCCCTCTCTAATGCTTTCAATCTTATAATGTCGTATAGACTTAAGCCATCCAATTCTTTCTTCTCCATATTATTTAATACTTATATTATATAAAAGCGACCATGCCCGTATGTAGTGTGGCTGACAAGACCGTTCTACATCAGAAATTAAATTCGTAGCAACCGCATAGGAACTGCCGAACCTACGGGCTAAATTCTATGTCTACTCATACGTGTCACTTCACCTTGCTTAGGCATGGTCTAAAGTGTAGTAGGCGTTGGTAATCAACCGTGCCTACGAGGTCTAAATCTGCCTAGGGTTTCAGGCTCCCGTATTCCTCAGTCCAAGCGGACCACCTATCGGGGATTGTTCCTCAGGCTAATGCCCTACACCCTATACCGAGCAGTATACGGTGTAAGGCAATAACCCTACACCTAAATTGTAAAGAACTTTAACTCTCCTAAGTCTCTAGTAACCCTGGGTTCTCATAGATATTTCCTATAACCCTGATATACTCAGTTCCTTCCGAAAAAAGGCTAAGTGGTGTATCAAAATGTGTAAAATAAAACCCTTCTCCAGTAAATTCGTATTCCCTCCATACAATTTCTCCAGTCCAACTTCTTCCTTTGAATGGGTGTTCTATCCTAACTATATCCCCCTCATATATCTCCTTACCACTCTTATCTTTTAGTCCTGTAAACTGCAAAGGAATCATCTGTTCAAGTGTGTATGTATTAAAACCATCTCCCTCATAAAGAATTTCTGGCAGGGAAAAAGGTGATGTCATTACCTCTTTTTTTTTAAGCCAACCCCTAAATTTTATTTCTCTTTGTTTCATCATAGTCTTTGTATATTAGATCTTATCTCCTCATCCTTATAAGATTTTACTTTTGTCTGTGTAAAACTTACTATCCTGTCACAGTTATCATACAAGCTCTTAAGCCACCTTGCTTGAAAGCTTAGTATCAACTCTTCTTCTTTAAGTTCGTCACACTCCTGCTTGGCTTCTGCTTCGGACTGTTTGTCTGTCATTTTCTTTTCACTTGCTTTCTTTTCTAAGTATATATCATTGACCTTTGACTTGTATTCCTCCGCCATATTCTCAGCCCTTGCATACGCTAGGTCCTTCATTTCGCCCAGGTTTGTCATTAAATAACACAAGGTAAGTACCCTGTCTACTAGGTAGTCTACGTTCCATTCGCTTACTGGCTTAGACTCTAAATCGTTTTTAATCTGCAATGCCTTGGAAACTACGTCTTGTTCTCTTAACTGTTCTAAACCCGCTTTTATTCTTTCGTTTACTTTCACACTATTTACCATAAACCCTACCGTTAATTTTATATACAGGTATATGCAACCCCAACTCCTTTGCTTTGGCTGGGTGCTGTTCTACCCAAGCATGACAACTACACCCCAACCTAGGGTTGATTGTCATACATAGATAGACCACGTCCTCGTCTGTGCCCCCTGTGGATCGCTTTATTTTATGGTGCTCACTTAATTGTACATACTCTTCACTACGTCCACAAAGAGCACACCTTTTCTCGTCTAAGAATCCCATTTTATAAAGTGCTAAAAAACCATAACATAGCGCCTATTATTAAACCTACTCCCAAAAAGGACACTAATAACGCCGCTATTAGTAAAAGTATTCCCTGTATTTCTAGGTCTTCCATTTCCCTTGCTTGGTCTAGTTCTTTCTCTAGTTGTTTTCTAGTTACAGGGATATCATAACCAATCTCATTTACTGTGTGGGATTGAATCTCCCCTGTGGTGTCCTTCCATAAACACTCATCGCAGCATATAAAAGAACCATCTATGCTAGAGTTTGCTTCCCCTGTGGGTATTACCTTTTTACACTTCATACATACCCTCTCCTCTGGTAGGTCGTCCTCATAAGTACGTTGAGATACAATCTCACCACCGTTTAATATTGTTTCTTGAAATACTCCCCTCGTTGGCTTGGTAAACACCACTTCCCTTTTCTCCTCCTCTTGTTCGTTTAGTCGGTCTATTATTTCGTTAATCTTTTCGTGCATTTGTTCTCTTGTTGCAGGTTCAATCCCTGCTACCAAGTGTCCTTTATCTGTTATGTTATTTTCAAGCTTTTCTACCTTCTCCATATTACTTATTGTTTAATTTAGATAACTCTTTTTCTATATTTTTTACTGGCACATCCCAGTCCTTAATTATTTCCAACTCCTCGTCTGTTAATAGTGTTGTTTTCTCCATAAGTAAGTAGTCATATCCACCATCTCTTTCCACCTCTTTTTGCAGTTTACTCCTGTCATTATCGTTCAACTTAACAACACCCAGTATTATCGTTTCAGCAGGATGTCCCCAACCACCACCGTCCTTCATTAGCTTAATTACCCAATAGTTCTTCTCCATATTACTTATTGTTTAATTTAGATATAAACCCTTTCTTTTCCCCCAACTAATCCAAAACCTAGAGGCAAAGTATATTCCAAACCACCAACCACTATATCCTAATACGAATACTGAGTAAGATATAATCCCAAATACAACCAAGTTGTGAACCATACCCGCGACATCAACCCTCCATATTGTTGCTGGTGTATATTGTGTTTTATTCTCCATCTTATATATAACTTAATTTAATTACTTAACAACATACTCGCCGTACCAATCTTGTTTATCTAGTGCCATTTTCAATATCTTAATCACTTCAGCCCTGTTTTTAGAGTCTTTACACTTAACCTCTAATGTACAATTACCGTTTCCAACTCTCCAACAACTTGTATGTATATCATATCTAATTCCATCTATTACTAAATATCCCCAAGCACAAGGACAACTACCATCAAAATCTTTATCAAAGAAAGCTTGCATACCATACCCCTGATATTCGTGTATTAAGTAATAAACCTCCTTCTTGAATTGTTCCATTGTGTATGTATGCTTCATATTACTTTGTTGTTAGTTTAGATAAGTCAATAATCTTATCAAGCATCTCTTCAAATTGTTCGCTATCTTCAAACAGTGGAATGATATAGGCGTTTGAATCTCCTACGAACTTTCTATACTTTCTTATTGCACTCATTACAATCATTCTTAACTCTTTCTTCTCTTCCATCTTATATATAACCTAATTTAATTTAGATACTAGGTTGGCAAGGTTTATAATAGCTTCTTCAAAAGTGTCTCCACCAGTGTCTAGTCGTATATCGTGGGAACTAACATAGTCATCGACAATATCATCATATACATAAGCACCAGATTCTAACCAAACCTGTGTTTTAGTATTTTTACTACGGTCATAATCTATTGCATTAGTTTCTGGATTAACCTTAACTACCATAATATATAGTGCTTGCTGAAAACTGCCCATTTCAATCTCTTCGCCTTTTTCAGTGGTATAAACATATTTATAATAGTTACAATCATCTAGGTAATTCCACGCTGTGTGAAAATCTGTGTATTTCCTCTTCATCTTATATATAACTTAATTTAATTAGTTATTTAGTGAGTTCTGTTAATCTTTTATTAAGCCATTTTGTAATTTCACTAAGCTTTTGAACTTCCTCATCTACCCAAGCTATTTCCTCCATAGCGTCTACCATATCATACGTTCTCTTATATGCTTCTTTCTGTCCCTCCTGTCTCGCCCTCTCTATTTCTTGCTCAATAAAATCTTCTAAAGCCTCATAATCACCACACTCAAACATAGAGCCATACCATTTATTTAACCTCTTTTTCCAATCTTCTGTTTTCTTCTCTTTAGTTTGCATATATCTTTACTTCTTTAATTTAGATTGTTCTTTTGCCCAAATATCCCGCTCTTTATCTAGTAATATAATAGCTTCCCCATATAGCCACCCCATATCTCTTGATTCTATGGGTGGTTGATACCACATCTTAGAGAACCTTCTC